GTAGTCACCTCCTCGAAGTAAATGCCCACAAGTTGCGACGGAAGATACTGTAAAATCGTACCTTGACCGTTGCTGTCGTCTCTTGTGCATCTGTAAATTTTGCCGCCGTCGAGATAGTATTTATCTTTAAAATACCTCATGCCAGCCGCCGCTGTAATAGGATTATCAATTGTGCCGTCCTCGTCGACCGTCACACGCTCCCAGTGTGCGGGAGTTGCGCTCGGTAGCCATGTGGGATTGGCGGATATCGCATTGTAGCAACGGTAGAGTTTCCCGCCGTCGCGCACCCTGTCGCCGACAGAATAATCTTTTTCGCCGCTCCACGGTTCAAACAAGCTGATACTTGTCAGAGCTTCGGCGTTTGTCAGCTTCGCGGCGGCTTTTGTTATCATCTCGCGAAAGCGTTTTGCCTGCGTTCTCGTCATATATCCGCACCCCCTGTGATGATATCCAACGCCTCGTCAGCCGATATATCTTCGGGCGGCTCGGCGGCCGTCCAGATTTGCTTTATCTCGGATTCCGTCTCCGTCCATGACTCGGTGTAATACCCGCCGTCGGACGGATAATCAGCCGTGATTATCGGCTTGTATCCGTACTGCAAAAGCAAATTGGGGTCAGTAGTAAAAACATCGCCATTTTCTGTTTTTATCGGTCGCGGCGCACCGTGCAGAGCACCGCCGACCAGTTTTCCGTATATCATATTTTCACCCCCATGTGAAGCTGCCCGCGCCCTGATTATAGAGCGCCGTTTTGCCTATAAGATCATAAAGGCACGGCACACCGTTTGCATCGAGACAAGGGACAAGCTGTTGGGCGTTGCCATCTGTGTAGCTATATAACTGCATAATAGCCTTATTGCCCGTCCAGTTATTGTTGCCGATATCAAATATTAATCCATTTGTCGGCGTCTCGAAGTCGGCGACATCGCTCCAAGATTTTTTTAAAATATCATTAACCCATACACCAGCTTTGTTCATTCGGATTTTTGTTCGTTCCGATATTAAAGTCATCGTAAAACGGTGCTGTCGATATTCGGAAAAGTCGCCGGCGAAATAACCTGAACCCCCATCTTGAAATAGCGCAAGATTATTTTTCGATGCACTTTCGCGCGAACCGAATATACCTGCGTTCCTGTTTTTTGTACCAACTATCATAAAGTCTATAGTGATATCAGAATCCTGCGTTAGCTTGCGTCCAGTGTCGATATACTGAGTGCCCGACGATTGGATATATTTCAATGCCGTATAGCCCTCCGGTAGTCCGCTCTGCGTCTGCGCCTTTTGCCATATAAATCTGCGCCTGTTCAAGTGCCCTCACCGACTTTCTGCGCCGCCAAAATTTTGTCTTTAAAGCTCCGCTCCCATGTTTCGCCGTTTTTAAAATCCGGCGCAGTGCCGATATATCCGGTGCCCGCGGGCAGAGTGACCGTTATATCGCCGCTCGCAGCAAAGGTCAGGCGCATCCAAGATTCGAAATCACCTACCGGATAGCTTAGCTTTAAGGTCGTGACATTAGTGAGGCGGTATTCGGTATTATCAGCGAGGGTTATGTTTTCATCTGCGGTTGTCACTGATTGTGTGGGTGGCTTAACTGCCGCTGTTTGTGCAGAGATTAAACAGCCGCCAATATATTCGCCAAACGCTTGACGACCATAGTTATTTAGATGTGTGCCATCAATTGAAAATGCAGCATTGTTATAAGAGTCTACGCCGAGAGCCTTATATCCATCAATTACGGGGCAATTAAACTCGCTTGCTACATCTGCCATCGCCAAACCAAACTCTCGCAATTTCTTGCCTTGGCTATTCGCGTAAGCTTCCGCACCAGTGTTATCCCACATACGATAAATAGACAACGAGATGAATATACGGATTTTTGGATATGTCGTCTTAATCTTTCGAATCGCGTATCGCAACGCGCCGCATAGCGTGGTGGTGTCGTCATCATCGGCGCTATTGTCAATTTCAACATTCCCGGTAAAGTCATTTGTGCCATAATGGACGACAATTGCATCTATATTGTTAAAATCTATACTCTTTAACAAGGCGAGTTGCTGCGGAAAATAGTCCGCGCCGCTTGAAACCTGTGCGTCTTGTGTAGTAAAGTTTCCTGTGGTTATGGCATCTGCCAGTGCCCACATGGAAAATGCCGCATACCCGGTGGTGGGGTGAACACTCATTCGACACCCTCCAAAACCGACGTTGTATGTTGTCGCCCCAGTGAATTTTGAAGTATATGCTGCTACGGATGTATCGTCACGTGTCATTCCAAAAATGCTATCTCCAAAAAACACAATTTTTTTATTAGATAGCATCGGCTTTGAAATCGAAAAATCAAGGTTTTCTGCTTTAACTTTTACATTGGGTTTTAGCACTTGTTTTTCGGTTGTTGTTTCTGCAATTTCCTCATTCACTGTAACAACTGCATTGGATGAATTAACTGTTACTCTTAAATACGCAAAATCATTCCAAAAATAATAGGCGATAGAAGAAGTGTCCCATGTAATTTCATTATCGGAAACGGTTATTGCTCCATAAGCGGTACCGTTACGAATATCTTTTATTGTTTTACCGAGCCCGTTTCCACTATCAGGACGACTTGCTGGATATAAAGACAGAACCAAAGTTTCCTCGATTGGTATATCTTTGATTCGGATTATATCGCCTTTAGTTACTGGTATAAATCCAGAAACTATATGTTTCCCGTCTGAAACCTCCGCTCCGGATGTCGACAAATAATAGCCAGTTTTATATCCCGTATTGTTAAAAGTATTTCCGCTGCTATCAGTCGAAATCGGAATTTGATTGGTATACGCGGGTGCAGAGACAATTTCAGATGTTGTAATGTCCGGCAAATCTGCGGGTTCCCACGCGGTGGGCTTACCGCTATTATCAACAGTAGAAACTTTAGCTATTTGACCAACGGTCGCCCCATAAATATCCAATCCCTCGCCTTTTGCGCCTGTGTCACCTTTCTCTCCGCGAGACGGTTTCCCGGTGTCTGTACTGCCGGTGTACCAGTTGCCATTTGCGCCAATAGTCGGCGTTATACCGTTTGTACCATCTTTGCCGTCCTTACCGGGTGCGCCGGGGTCTCCCTTGTCGCCCTTTGCGCCTGTGTCACCTTTAAGACCCTGTGCGCCCTGTGCTCCGGGCTCGCCTGCGTCTCCCTTGTCACCTTTTTCACCTTTTGCGCCCTGTGCTCCCGTCGCTCCTGTATCGCCTTTATCGCCCTTGAGGCCGACATCAGAGCCGTTATATTGCAGTTTGCCGTTTGAGGCAGAGAGCTTGTCGAGTATATCTTTGTTTTCGTGGGTGTGGGAGTTTGGAATAAGCTCGTCGAGTGCGGCGCCGACCGTCGATATGTTCGGCAGTGCGGCATTGGTATAACTGACATCTTCGGCGGTTGACGTTCCACCGCCACCGCCTAAAGCCTTGCCGTCATAGGTCGGCTTGCCGTCTTTCGATTCGGCAAACTTATCAAGCACCGCCTTGTTTTCATGCGAATGCCGTGCGGCAGTGTTAAGCGCGATTTCGGCGGAGAGGCTGTGACTCAGACGTTCCGTGCCGTCCGGGATTGACACCTTTGCAGAGCCTGTTATCATAGGCGCATAGCCGACTATCTCGCCGTCCGCAAAAGCGACAAGCTGCGCTGCCATGTTGCCCGGCTCGGGCACAACATCGCTTGTAATTTTGACCGTCACATAGCCGTCCGCAGGAGTCAGTAGCTCGGTTTGTAGATGCTCGCCAACTGTCGACTCAAAATAGACACGATAGCTGTCTGCGCCCTCAAGCTCTGCAGGAACGGGGAGAGAAAGCTCCGTGAAGTTGTTCTCCGCTCGATATCCAACGTCATACCCGCGAGGGCGGGCATAATCAACCGTTATCGTTCTTGTCTGCATCTTTTTCCGCCTCCTCGTTCTCGCCCTCCACGGGCGTTTTTTCGAGCTCTGAGAGCATGTCGGACAACAGCTCGATTTTGCCGCAAACCTTGGCAAGCTCGACCTTATTGACCTCTATTTGCTGTATCATCTGCGCGTTGTGCTTCTGCAAGGCGTCGCCCTGCGCTTTGACCTCTGCGATTTTCTGTTCGATTTCTGATTTTGTCATAATAGCCCCCTAAGCGAGTTTTTTGTAGTCGCCGCTGTCGTTAAATTCGGCATACAGTCCGGTGGTGTCTAAAAATAGCCGTCCGGTGTAACCGCCGCCGGAAGTAAGCTTTAAAGTCATGCCCTTTCCGTTTGTCCCGCTCGAGTAGATTTCAATTCGCGCCGGAACCGTGCCTTTGGTGTTGTTGACGATTTGCAGCAGTGCGCTCGCGTCACTCGTAGCACCAAGCTCCGCGCTTACATCGTTCGCGCCGTTTGGCGCATGCGCGATAAACCCGATGGCATCGCCGCCTGTCGCAACACTTAAAGACTCGTTTACCTCGACTTTTTTGCGGAATCTTGCGTTATCTTTGCTGATTAGCGCAAAATCAGTGTTCCAGGAGCTCAGCGCTGAGACATTGTCGGTGCTCGTTCCGATTCTAAACCCGCCGGACGGAACGCCGCCGAGCGTATATGACGGGCTTGCGAGTGTGGCATACCATTTACCGCCTATAAGCGAGTTGTAAAGCGACAGATATTTTGTGCCTGTTCCAGTGCCAGTTCCTGCGCCTTGATAGAGCTCCACTACTCCGCCGGAAAAGTCTGCTTTGTAACCGTCGTTGTTTAAGATTGACAACTGACCGCCGTCAAGGTTTATGTCGCCGCCAGTGATGTTGATATCGGAAGCTTCGATGTGTCCGGACTCAAGGTTAAAAGAGAACTCGCCGTTTGCAGATTGCATTATGCCGGCGCGGATGATGTTCGCGTTTAGAATGCCCGTGTCGATAAAGTCAGCGACAATGTGACCGTCCTGCGTGACTGCTGTCCTATATAGCCCGGAGTAGCCGCCGGACGAATGACCAAAGCCGGAAAGATTAAACCGCCATATGTTTTTGGCGGTCGAGATGTCCGGCGTGTCCATGATTAAAATTTCCTGCGGATTCTGCGGCGGGTTGAGTCGGACATATCCGCCGCTGTTCCCGGTGATTGCCGCCGTTGCGTCGGCTATCGCCTTTTCGTATGCCGCCGTCAGATCCGACCTCGTCGCGACAAGCTGACCGCGCAGGTCTTTGGTCTCGTTGACCGTCTGTTTTATAACGTCGGCAAAATTTGCACGCGGCGATCCGAGGTCAATGGATGTGTACCGCTCGCGCAGGACATCATAGACCGTTTTAATTACCTTTGCTTTGATATTGATGTTGAGGTCTTTATGATAGATCTGCACTGTGTCGCAAAGGCTGACCGATTCAAGCGCGGAAAAACTCGCGTATTCCGGCGACTGCGACAAGTCCACAAATGACACCGTCATTGACACGGTCGGCGAGTTGATATCATTTGCCGCCGCGTATGCCGACACTGCCGAGTCAAGCCCGCTCTGCGTGATTTCGCCGTCGCCGCCCGAAAAATCGGACGAAAAGTCGCGTATCAGCGTTTTTGCATTGATGCCGCTTGAGTTGGTCACTGCCTTATAGCTGTGCAAGTCGACATTGTCGTTTTTGACATA